CATCACCAGCATAGATTGGTGTGAGTGTGCCAATAATGTCATCGGCTTCTGCACCGTCAACATCAATAACTTTGTATGGAAAATTATCTTTGAGTTCTTGTTTGATTTTACCAAGAATATCAAAAATCAAATGCCAGTCCAAATCTGATTTATCACGGGACTTTTTACGACCAGCTTTGTAGAAGGGGAAGAATTCTTTACGCCAATATTTTTTATTGTCGCAACAGAGTACAACTTCACCATATTCTTGGCGAAATTGTCTAACGTGGCCACGTAGGATATTCAATGCTAGATGGCGAATCAAATTTTCTTCCAATTTCACATTTTTCTGTCCAGAGATTTGGACCATAAGACCAGCCAGTAAAACCTGGTTCAAGTCAACAAGAATCATAATATACCTTATTTAATTACTCTAAGAAGGATTGTATCAGAATTAATACGTCCTGTCAAGGCTTGTTCGACAGCATTAATGTCGGTAAGAACTTTTCTGAGTGCAACTTTACCAGCTTTCAGTGTTGCTGGTATAACCACTTCAGGTTTACGGATAGTTTTTTGTACGGACGTTTCTTCGTTAAAATTAATTAGTGTGGTACCTTTAATGTTCAACCCACCTGCATCCGTTGCATTGTAGCATCCGAGTTTCCTTGTTTTGGTATTAAAAACCCACAACTGTGAAGAACCGAGGATATCAGCAGGATTAATAGAAGCGGCCTTATATTCATTGTCTTCCTTTTTGAATTGTAGTTTTTCAATGACCTTATCAACAGGCTTCACTTTCTTCTTTCTAGGAGCACGTGTCAGTTTTGCAGTATGTGCAATTTTTGCACAATCGTCAATGATACGTTTCAACAATGAAGCATATTCTTTGAGTTCCTTTTTCGAAAGGAAAGAATAACCTTCGGTAAGTTGAACGTCCTTACCTTTGAGTGCTTCCTCAATTTCTTCCAGTTTTTTCTGATAAACAGGAACGATATGTTTAGTGTGAGCACCTTTAATATCCAAGGAACGCATCAAATCATATGGATCGAAAACTGTTTTGAAATCACGTACAGAGAAACAATCATCGATTGAACCTTCAATTTCTCCGATGTAGTCCCTTGTTTTATCAATCACACGTTCTTGAATAGAAACCACAACCTTCGGTTCGGTTTCTTCAATTTCTTTTTTGACTGGTGATTTATTTTTTAGGACTTCAATGAACGTGGAAATCCATTGTTCGTTTTTCTCCGTAAGTGGTGCACCACTGAGTTTCATG